ATCTGGTTCTGACGTTTTAGAAGGCGGTGGAACTACATTTACGTATTATACAAACTATCAGGGACAAGAGTTCATACCCGTCCTTCTGGGAACGACATGGACATGGAGCGTAAGATGAGAATATTTGCTATCGTTGGTTGGATTGCGCTGTGTTTGGTGGCTGGCGTCGGCGCTGGCGAGTTTTTATCGTCCATAGCCTCAGCGCAGTCTGGACAGCTCCGTCCAGGTTCTATATGGGGGAACCCAACGACAGGCGCGGCTCCGGGCCGTGACAGCACGCTTACTGATATAATGGACGCTAAGGGTATATTCTATGTGGATGATTATACCACGTATGCAGATTTTGTCCATGACGATACCCCGGCATTTACAGCGGCTTTGGCGGCGGCTAACGCTGCTGGCGGCGGTACTGTTTATATTAATCCTAAGCATTATTGGATAAAAACAGCCAATATCACAATCAGTCAAGGCGTTAAGATTGAATGTTCATCATACGGTGGGATGTCTAGGGTTGGACTTAACTATACCAACATCCCATGCAGCTTATACATAACGTCTCCATATGGAGTTATTCTCGGTGGAGAAATAAATAGAGTAAATGTTTTTAGGGACACTGTTCACACACAAAATCCTAATTTTCCAACAAGAGCTTCAATGCAATCTTTTATTTCTAGTTTTTCAGGGGTAGGAATACAGATAGGAGATGGAACAAATGGCCAATTGTATAACAACGCAGTAATAAATCAAGTTGCTATAGGTGGATTTGCCACGTGCATAAACATAAATTATTCTCACCAGAATACAATATCTGACGTTCTTGGAGATTGCACTAATGGAATGGACATTTCAAACTCATTTGATAATAATCATCTAAGAAATATAGAGTTCTGGCAGTTTCTTACTACAAACAAGACTCCTACTTTCAATTCTTGGGCAATAACATCTTTATCAGACAACGGAGTTGGACTCTGGAGGGCTACTTTAGCTTCTACATCAGGTATAAATACTGGAGAGAGCTTATGGGTTATGCCTGTTCCAGGGTCAGGTGGAGAAGGGGCTTCTGGTCTTTATACTGTTACTGTGATTGACGGCGCAAATCTAGATCTTCAAGGATCGAGCGTTGCCCCAACCACTACTGGAACAACAGTTATAAACTCAACATATATCACTGTAGCAAGTACAGCTAACCTTCAACCAGGAATGAATGTAAGTGGAGCTGGGATACCAGTAGGAGCCACTATAGCCGCTGTATGGAGAAGCAGGGCGGCTATAAGCCTGGACCAAAGCCATGCGGCGACGGCCTCTGCGGCAGGCGTCGCCCTAACATTTTCTAGCAATGCCTATGTATCCGGTTCTATTTTATCATACGATGGGACATTTAGAGATGGATATGGATTTAGGGTTGGTCGCGCTGATGGAACAACATGCGAAGGATGTTTTGTATTCGGGTTTAGAGAGGGCTTCAATTTCAATGGAGCTATAGGAAATAGCTGGACTAATACTCAATACGATACAATACAGCATACATCTAACCAGAATAAAATTCCAATAGGGATAGAATTTACAGGAACAAACACATATGGAAATTATATATCTGGTCCAATGATAACATCTTCATCAATAGGAGTTATGACTGACGCCACAAATGGAGCTGGAACAATAAATAATGTAGTAGATGGATTTCGTGTTGGTGGTGGAAACCAACTAGCTACAGAAATTGAGGTAAGCAAAGGAGGATTAACTGCAACTAATTTTGTTACAGGCGCCGCTCATTCGATCCTCATAGACGCTACAACTCAACAGCCTATATTAAATGGTAATGCAGCATCTGCGACAAAATTGTATGGAACTGGAATAAAAGCATCATGGTCTGGTTCTGGAAATATTTTTGGAGGCAATTTACCTGACCAAAACCCTTCAAAAATTGGAGCATCCCAGTTTCAGGCCACCGGCACCACTCCCTTGGGAAATCCTACAATAGATTTTTACGATCAGTCTCAGGTTGTTGACGGAAAGTATTGGAGGTTTATCACTGCAAATGGAACATTTTACGGACAAACGGTTAATGATGCGTATGGGGCTGCATCAACCTGGATTACTGTGGCAAGGACTGGCAACTCACCAACACTTACAACGATATCTACTCCATTAACAACTAAAGCTTCTTCAACGACGGCGGCTGGACTTAATATACCTCATGGAACTGCCCCTACCACTCCCAATAATGGGGACATTTGGACAACAACAGCTAATTTATTTGCTAGAATAAATGGATCAACACAAACTATACTACCGCTAAGCTCGTCACTTAATCCGACATTCGGAAGCTCAGTGAGAATAAATGCTGCATCTGGAAGTTATCAGTGGTATGCATCAGGCGCAGGTGTTGACCAAAAATTTTGGGATTTATACGAAGGAACTTCTGGAAGTCTTGCATTTAGAAGCTTAAATGATGCTTTTTCTCTATCAAACACTTGGCTTACGTTCAACAGAGCATCTGGATATACCATAGGTACGATATCAACTGCGGCTCCATTGACTGGAGGAACAGCCGCTTCCTCAAGTCTTATCCTTGAATCAACGTCTGGCGCTGGCACAACAGACTCCATTGTTTTGAAAACAGGTTCTCAGGTCCAGGCTGGCGTGTTTGATACAACGCAGCATTTTCAACCTGGAAATGCCACAGCTCCTACAATAGCTAGCGCCGCTTGTGGCGCTCTAACAAACGGCGCTGTAGTAGCTGGCTCAAATGACCAAGCCATGAGCATCACAATTGGCGCGGCTGTGACTACCTCTTGCGCAATAACTTTCGCAGGAACATGGGCGACAGCGCCGCGCGCTTGCATGTTCACTCCAGCTAACGCCACAGCAGCGGCACAGGGAACGACGCTAGCCTATGTTAGTTCGATCACTGCGACAACCCTTACAATAACGGGCGCGGCTCTGGCTAACGCCAACTACTACATCCATTGCTACTGAGAAAGATACAATGTCTGTCCTTACCCCCACCTCAGCCGCTTCAGTTATAAACTGGATGACGGGGAACGCTACGGCGACAACATCGACAAGATATATCGCTATGTATGCTGGAGACCCTACGGCGGGTGGGGTTGAGCAGACGTTCAACCTCACTGGCGCCACTACCAGAACCAATATCACATCTAGCATACCATCTGCATCTTCCGGAAGCGTTACGAATAACGTCGCCATCGTTATCACAGCATCAACCATAATAGCTTGCAGCGTTAACTATTTCGCAATCATGAGCGCCGCTACTGGCGGAATAGTGGTGGCGTACAAGCCTATAACGCTGATAAACCTTGGCGTTGGCGACTCTCTTACGATACCCATTGGAAGCTTAACTATAGCGATACCATAAGATGACAGATCACGTAATATCAGTTAATTTGAATATAAAAGTTGACGCTAAGGCAGAGACGCCTTTCCCAGATTTTCACGTGAAACAACAGATGTCTATCATAATTGAGAATGTATCATTCTCAGTTGGCCGGATAGAGGAAAAAGAAGATGGTAAACACTAGTCCTATATTCGGCTTACAATATCTGTTTCAGAATCAAAGCCAGAAAGAGGTCTATGTAAATCAAGACCTTACGGTAATTGACGCCTTTCTTCAGCCTACCGTCATAAGCAACGTTGTCTCTACGCCTCCGCCTACGCCTGCCGATGGGGACAAATACATCGTTCCTACTGGTTCTTCTGGAGTTTGGGCCGGTCAAACCAACGCTATCGCCATGTACAGCGCTCCAAGCATGTACTGGTCATTTTACACTCCTAAAATTGGATGGATAGTGTATAATCAGGCGTATCCAGGGCTGTTCCTATTCACGGGAACGGCTTGGACGCCTTACATACTAAGGGGAACTTTTACCCTTACCCCTAGCGCTACATCAACAGTGATTACAACATCAGCGTGTTTTACGACAAGCGTTGTGCTATATTCTCCAAATACGCCAAACGCCGCTAACGATATGGCCACAACTTCCATCGTCCCTGCGAACGGAAGTTTCACAATAACCCATGCGAATAATGCCAGAGTGGATAGGACGTTCAAATATGTCATTGTCTAAATATGTTGCGATATGCGCCGTAATCGCACTTGGCGCTGGCTCCGCATACGGTCAAAGCAATTATCTTAAAGATACTGGTATATTTGGCAACGTCGCTAACACTGACTTACCAACTATGCCTGCCAATACGCTTAAATGCAATAATACGGCGTTGGCGGCGCAGCCTGCGGATTGTACGTTTCCATCTGTGGCAACTCAGGTTGAGTCGTCTATCAATGCGCAATACAACTACATCACAGATTTTGGCGGCGTAGCTGGCGGCGTCACTGATAATTTCCTCACGCTCCGAGCGGCCTGTAACGCTTCTGGAGGCGCTAGACTATATATCCCTGCTGGAACCTACGCCGTGACGGTTCCGGCCGTCACAACCCTCTGTACGGTCCCTGCGAACACGGTTATCGAGGGCGCTGGCAAAGGCGTCACCGTCCTTAATCTAACAGTCTCAGATACGAGCTATGCTACCGTATTTTTGCTAGCGAACGCCAACGTCGTTTTTAAGAATTTAACCATAAATGTGATTACCAACTCAACGGTTCTCACAACAATTTTTGGTCTTCAGGCCAATAATGTTAGGTTTGAGAATTGCTCTTTCATCGGTAATTCCGTTGAAGGTGTCCGTGTAGGCGGAACCTCTACCAATCTTGACACAGTCAATATCATTTTCGCATCCACAGCGCTTGTCGGAACTCCGATAACGATAACATTCACCGTCACCACTGGCCTGACAACGGCGCAGATCGCGAGCGGTCTTGTCAATGCTGTGAACGCTAACGCTACGCTTACGGCGGCTGGCATAACGGCTACTCTTGATGGTTCATTTGTCAAAATAAATCAGATAGATACGCTTATCCCTCAAGCTTCATACACGACGTCCGTCACTGGCGCCGCTACTGAAACGCTTACAATTGGACCATCGTCTGGTCTAAATCTCGTGACCATAGGCGGAACACAGGCCGACGACTTCAGTATGTTGAACGATGATGTTACATCTTTCAGCTATGTTGTTCTTAAGGCAAACGCTACTACAACAACTAATAATAGGTTCACATTTAGAGGCGGATTCTATAATAAAAATATAACTGGAGCCTTCAATATTAACAGCCCTTCTGGAACATTCAATGGAGTATTGATTGAAGGAACTACTATTGGGTCAGTTGGAATCAATAATGCCAATGATTTGCCTATTGCTCTTTCTCATGTTACTGACGGTAGAATAATTGGAAATTATCTATATGGTACATACAATCAGAACGCCATGCACTTTGAAGAAGGGGCTAACGATCTGATTGTCTCAGGAAACGTTGTAGAGATGGCGACGGCGACGGCGCTTGGAGCGGTATACGGCGGAACATGTATGTACTTTGTAGATAACAATATTGGTGGTGCTGGTTTTAGACCCGTTAACAACGTAACCATAGCAAATAATGTCTGCACAGCCTCCACAGCAAATGAATCTGGATTTGCTATATGGCAGGCGTCTGTGAGTCTCGCTTCCCAGAGATGGGCGATAACTGGGAATGTTTTCTCTGGATTTGCAAATGGTGTGAGGACAGACGTTATCAATGGCATGACGATGACGGGTAACTACATATCTAATAACGCAGCGAGCGGCAATGGAATCGTTTTAGGGGCTGGCGTTACGTATGCGATGGTATCACAGAATATGATTAGAACATACCTTACTGGATTGACTACGGCTGCTACTCTGTCAGTAATAAGAGATAACTATGGATATAACCCTGTTGGCGCAGCTACTGTGACTCCAGGCGCTTCTCCATGGACATATACAGCAGGTTCTAGTCCTGAGGACCATTATGTAAGGGGTGGAACCGTTAGCTCTATAACTACTGGCGGACAGTCGATAGCAACAACTTCTGGTTTAACTATTCATTTGGAACCAAATGAAAGTTATGTAGTAACATATACCGTCGCTCCAGCCGTTACCAAGTCGGTGCACTAATGACAACATCTGGCGTAACCGCCTTAAATCTAACGGCGAGAGATATTATCTATTTTGCCCTTAGGAAAATAAATGCGACGCCGATTGGGCAGGACCCTTCTCCGGGGGAGGTTGATCCAGTAACCATTGAGCTAAATCTCATGCTCAAGGAATGGCAGCTTCATGGTCCGCATCTCTGGCGCCACACAGAAGGAAGCGTGGCGGTAGTGGCGAACGCCCCATCGTATTCCTTGGCGACAGACAACCCACTACGTCTTGTTGAAGTGCGCTATCGCTATCCGCCAACAAGTGACCCGACTGCGCAACGTGATCTTCCAATGGAAATGATGACAAGGGAGCAGTACAAGACGCTTCCTGTTAAATTAACATCAGG